ATTAACATGGCGGCTTCCCGTTTTAAAGAAGAAGGGCGTTTTGTTCCTTATCACATTATACAGGATTATGATCCTTTGATTAAAAGGACCGTATCTAATAATAAAGATAAATTTGATGATTTTAAGCGAATAGAAAACATTATTGGGCAAAAGCCCCAAGTTGTAGAATCCTCCTAAATATTGCTTTTTTACGCATTTTAATAGAAAGGTTTATATATATGTATATACATACCAATAGTATAAGGGAAACCTTAGGAGGAAACAAAAAATGGAAAGAAGACAAACATATGAAATTGAAAAACCGATTTATGAGGGTGACATTTACACCACAATTAAAAGAATTGGTGAAATTGAGCAAGAATTTGAATTAAACCGACTGGTTGATTATAAAGTAGAGGGTTTCGTACACGTTTTTGTTTGGGTTGACTTAAAAAAAGGATGGGTTACTTCTTACGACGGAAATACAACTGTGACAATTGTTGTTCTTGATAATGTGGAAATGTTGGCTTACTTAAAATCAATGAAATCAAAATTTGAACTTGATGCTGACGTTTGGACTTGCGACATTGACGATAGGATTAAAGAATTAAAAATCTTAATGGATAGTAAAAAGAAAAACGCGATTAAAATTATGCGCAATGGTAATACAGAGATAAAGGTTGGCACCTTATTATATACCTCTTGGGGATATGATCAAACTAACGTTGAGATGTTTAGAGTGGAGAAATTGCTTGGTAAGACATATTTCATTATACAACAAATAAAACTGGCATTAACAGAAAAAACAACAATGACTGCCGACGAAGTTGTCCCAACGTATGAGGTGATGGATTGTTTACCAGTAAAAGGATATATGAGCAAAGATGGGTATATGAGCGTT